TGATCTGGTCGACCTTCAGAGCCTGCAGCGCATCGGACTGCCCCTTTTTCAGGGCTACCACTTGCTGGTTGTGCTCGTCCTTGAAGGTGGCGAACGCCTGATTCAGTTGAGCGACCAGCGCCTTGACGTCGCCTTCAGCGCGCACGCCGCTGGCGATGCCGCGCGGGGGGTGTTTTGCTGCGACTGCCAGCGCTGCGGCTTTCGCCAGCATGACACGATTCGTTTTCATTGGTTCATCCTTGCATTGTATTCAGTAGGGATTGAAGCGAAGCTTCAACTTCGGTGTCGCTGCCAGCGCCCGGCATGGCATCAAGTCCAGCGGCAGCGCCCGGCTTGCCGTTGAAAAGGGCATTGAGTGTCTCGCGGCGTGCGGCCCGGCTCAGTCCGGATTTCGCGAGCGAGGACTCGACGGTGGCCAGCACCTTCATTTGCTGCGCGGCCTTGGTGTCCTTGGTGATCGCTGCGCGGTCGAGCTTGCCGGTGGCAAAGCCTTTGGCGACCGCATCGTTTGCGCCGATGTACGTTTCCTTGTCCATCATCGTTTCGATCTCAGACGGCTTGATGCCGGTGCGCGCCGCGTAGAGGTCGCGCATCGCGAAGTCGAATGGTTCGAGGTAGGCCGATGCCTCGGCCATGTCGTGCCGATTACCGGCTGAGACGACCCAGGCGTTATGGATCATCAGGTGCGATCCTTCGCCCATGTTGATCTCATCGCCGGCCATGGCGATCACCGATGCGGCCGAGGCAGCGATCCCCATGACGTTGATCGTGACTTTCGCCGAGTGGCCACGCAACAGGTTGTAGATCGCGACCCCCTCAAAGAAGTCACCGCCTGGAGAATTCAGGTTGACCACCACGTCTTGGTCGCCGATGTTGCGCAGCGCGGCGCCGATCCGGCGCGCTGTTACGCCCTCGCCATCCCAGGTCTGGCCGATGGGTGCGTACATGCTGATGGTCTGAGCACCCGCATCGGCTGCGGCGCGCACGCCTGGCTCCCAGGCATCCAGTGCATCCTGGCGTAAATCGAACTGCGCGGCGGCCATGCGGGCGTCGGCCCTGATTTCAGGTAGTTTCAGCAGGGACATTCGTTTTCCTTGTGAGGGTGCTTTGAAGCGAGTCGGCAGCAGGGTCGTTGGATTTCGGGAGGTCCAGGCGGTCGCGCACTTCGTTAGGTTTCATGAATGGGGCGCTTCCGCCGGAGCCGAGGGCCTTGGCGAAGAAGTCCGACTGATCCTTCAAAGTGCCGCGCAGCAGGGCATGCTCGTTGACCTTGAAGTAGTACAGCTCGCGCTCCTTTTCCGTCAGCAGCTTCAGCGCGAACTCGTCTTCCCATATGTTGAACCAGTGTTGGAGTCCGTATTGAACAAAGAAGATGCCGAGCTGCTCGATTCCAGAGCCCCAGGACGTGTCATCCATCATCAGCAGTGGACGCGGCACGCCGAACGCGCGTGCAATCTCTTCGATCTGATGGTCTCGACTTCCTCCAAGCTCCGAATCTCGTGCGGAATTCGCCCACTTCTCGGCCGTGATGCCATCCTCCAGAACCATCCATTTATGGGCGTTATTTACACCAGCGTTGCTGGCTTCAAGGCTTTCACGAATGTTTTTTATCTGTTGCTCGTCCAGCTTTTTCGGGTAGATCAGCGCTCCACCAGCCATCACGCCGTTCTTAAAGATGCGAGCTGCAGCTTTCTGCGCCTGCAGTGCCAACCCGATCGCTTCTCTTGCTTTTTTCACACGCGACAGACCAATCAAGCCATGCTCATCGTCGGCCAAGTCGGCCAGGTGCAGGACGTCGCGCGCTGCCAGCGTGATCATGCCTCCGTCAGGGCGCCGGTACTCGTACTGAACGGTGAAGTCGTCGTTAAGCTTCGGCGTCACCCTCTTCGGGTCCAGCGGAATGAGCCGCACTGGGGTTTTGCCGCGCCAGATGATGCGAGCATAGGCATTGCCATGCAGGAGAGCGCGCAACTGCATGGTGCTCTTGAATTTGTATGGGCCCTGGTATTCGTTTGGCTGGCTCTTGACCAGGCGGTAGGCCGGATGCTCCGTTGCGTAGGCCTTTTCGTCGCCTCGGGCTGTCAAATTCATGGGCAACATACCCATAGATTCCGAGATTATGCTGACGCAGCGCAGGAGTGCCATGTTTTCCAGCGCCGTCGACGCCGTTACGTACTCACCGCTGGCAGTTTCGTTACCACGCATGAAGGCCGGCAGGTCGGCGCTGGTCAAGGCAGCTTGCGGCTGCCCGTAGCTCGGACGCAAATGCGTCTCTCGCCAGTGCGACGTGGCCGCGAGCGCATCGAATAATTCCATGGTGTTCCTTAAAACATGAGGATGCCGCGGTCGTTATAAGCGGATTCTGTTGACGCAGGGTTCAGCGCCATGAGCGATACCGCGTTCAGCATCGCCATCAGCGGATCGATCTTCCCGGTCCCGGACGCCTGCTTCGTGATCAGGACCGCATTCGCGCTGGCCACGATCTTGGCGTTGCTGACGCACCAGGCCATGAGCGGCTGCCCGCCGTGGACCAGAACGCCTTCGGCAAGCTTTCGCTCGGCCGTCTTGATCGGGCTCGTCAGCTTCCAGCCCTGCGTGACACCGACTATCTTTTCTTCCGGCACGCCGTTCATTTCGAGCGCGTCGAGAATGGCACCGATACCTTGAGGGTCAAGCCCAAGTTTGTCGAGCACGCCGGCCTCGTGGACCATGGCGACGTTTGCTGCGAACTGGTCAATGTCCTGGCCGATGTGCTGAACCAATGTCAGATGGCCGTCGCGCGCGAAGTCTTGGAGGCGCGGTGCAATCTCCTTCCTTCGTTCCAGCACGGATGGATGCGCCCAGGCATGCGCCCAGCCAAGCCAGCGGCGAGTTTTCTTGCAGCGGCCAATTGCGTACTGGCCCAGCAAGTCGTCCAGGCCGCCGCCGTCGCCGCCCATCGTGACGACTTCGGACTGCGCGATCAGATCGGAAAGCGAGAACGTGCGGTCGAGCACGCCCTGCTGCTCCCACCAGTCCGCGCCGGCCCAGCGATCGGACCGGAGGTTCATGCCGATTTCGACGTTCGCATGCTTGGCCATGAACCCGCGGAACGATTCGGGCCCGGCCAGCTCTGCTTTGCCGAACTCACGCTCCAGAAACGCTCGGTCAACTGAGAAACCGATGTTCGGATTCACCATCGCCATGTTCTCGAGCAGAAGGCACGCCCCCGACTCCACCATGTCCATCGGGTGCTCGAAGATAATCGGTACGAATGCCGGGTCGAGGATCTCGCCGTCGCGGACCTTGCGCGCGTAATCGAGCTTCTGCTTGAACACACCAGCCGGCGGCTCATCCGATTGGGTCGTCAGCCAGATCACGAACCCTTCAGGCCGTGACGCCAGGCCGCCGAGCGCCTCGCGGAACATGTTCTCGGCGCTCGGCATCTTGCCAAACAGGTGTAGCTCGTCGACCAGCGTGCCGACTGCCTTCTTGCCGCCGACCGTGTTCTGGTCCGCCGCCAGAACCTTGAGGATTGCGTTGCTCTCCCGGTGCGTGATAGTTTTCACGTGCGACTGAACGTGCATCAGGGCGTCGAGCTCGTCGTCCTTCTGCACCATGTCGCGTGCCGGCGTGTAGGCGTTGTTCGCTACCTCGACAGTCGGGGCCAGCACCGAAAATTCAGCCGACTGTCGCCAGTTCAGTATCAGCGCGGTCAGCATGATCCCCGCCGCGACGGTGCTCTTGCTGTTCTTCTTCGGCAGCAGCACGAAGAATTCGACGATCAGGCGCCGTCCACTCTCGGCGTCGTAGGCGCCGAAGATGCAGCGCACCAGGTCGAACACCCACTCAGCGCAGGACTCGCCGAAAGTCGGACTGCCTGGCGCGTCCACGATCTTGAGTTCCTTGAAGATCGCGAGAGCATGCTCAGCCTGCTCCGGAAAGATCGGCGGGGGAATGATCGATTCGCCCGCGCGCAGTCGCTCCGCCCAGTCAGGGCAGGCAGTTGTCCACTCGGGCATTTAGACCTTCTTTCCGCCAGCGGCGACCAGCTTCGGTGGAGCGGTCTGAGAGAACTTGCCGGCGCCGGCCGCCTTGGCCGCGTCATCCTTGAGGTCCTTCTTGCCGCCCTCGCCCAGCTTTTTATGCTTGAACGGCAACATCGCCTTGGCTGCGTCGATCCTCAGCCGAAGATCGGCCGCTGGCTCGTTCATGACCTTGGTGAGAAATTCAACGGGGTCCGCGGTTGGCGGAATGTCGAACGCTTCGTCGGCTGGGCCTGGTGCGGGCAGCGCCTTTGCGTCGGCGGTTGCGGGCGTCTGGCGCCGTTGATCGAGGTAGGCTTTAACATCCGGGTCTTTAACATTTCGAGACCCCGCAGCCGATGCCGTTTTTTCACTGAAGCCGGCACGGATAGCAGCTTCCTTATTGGAGAGCCCGGCCAGAACAGCATCGGCGAAGGCTCGCTTTTTGCTTGTTAAAGCCATTAACATTTCCTCAAAGGGGGATTTTTTCTGCGAATGGGAGGGGACGCGGTGTCGGTCGGGGAACCTCCCAGACTTTTCACCCCCCCCTTGCCTATTTTTTAATCACTGCTAAATTTTTGAGCATTGCATTAATTTTAGGCAGTTTCTTTTATGCAACCAAATTGATCTAGCGCGAAACGATTCTTCGTTGACGCTCCATGTCCCGCATCAGGCGCAGCACGGCCTCGCGGTTGTAGCCTCCAGCGGCGCGCTGTGACGCCTCCAGTGTGGTCTTGCCTTCGTGGCAGTCGTAACAGAGGACGCGCATGTTGCGGTGGTCATTGGTGCCGCCTGCTGCGATTCCTGCCCAGAGCGGAATGTCGTGGTCTACGTCGCGACCGTTGCGGCCGCAGTTCTGGCACTGACCACCATCACGCTCTCGGATGCGCTCGCGCTCCTTCACGCCGGCATATCCTGTCTTGCGCTGAGCAATATCACCCGTGCGTGCAGTCAGCGTGGCAAGGCGGTTCGGCACAGCTTGCAGCCGGGGCTTGATGTTGGTCAGCTTCATTTGATGTCGGGCACCAGCGCGGCCACCTCGTGCAGCAGCAGTCCGGGCCGACCGTGACCCTTGGCCCGCAGGATTTCGAAC